AAAAAACAATGGACACAAGTTTTCAAAAAGCGCAAACGGTCATCTACTGGATTGACCAGATCAGGCAGAACGGGCGGGCGGTACTCTCGCGCATGAATGAGGATATTTTCTGGCACGTCTTGAACATCGTTGCAGAAGAATCCCACATCGGCATCGACAAAATTCTTGCTCCGGGAAAAAAAGATTCCGTTGTGCGGGCTCGTTTCCTGGTGGTCATCCTTTTGCGAGAATACACCCACAACACGTTCGCCGAAATCGCGGCCTACGTCTACGGCAACAAAGACCGCCACGACAACGCCCACTTTGCTTGCCATAAGGCCGCTGACCGCATCGGGCGACTAGCTTACGAGGATTACACCAGACTGTATTTGCGTTGCGTAGAGCGCATCACGTACCCACAGCGGCGCATCATTGCGGAGGTTGCACAATGAGATCAGCCCAGTTGAGCATCACGAAAGACGGTGATCTGTGCATCTCGCTTGAATCAGAATCTTTTGTTTTTGATAAGTACACGTTACTGGAACGCTTGCACCAAGCCCCCCAGAGTTTGCGGATGGTGGATTGCCTTGCAATCAGAGCAAGGCGCAGGAAGGGCGCAAGCGTGTCCGAAATTGCCAAGCAGTTTGGCGTTCATGTGCGCACCGTCTACCGCGTCACTTCCCCAGATTGGAAACTGTAATTGATGAAAATGCTTTTTTGCTTTTGCTTTCTTATCTTAAATAATGGAGCCAATCGAAAAAGTTGATATTCTGCCGCCCGCCCGCGTTCCGTCAAATGCACCTGCGCAGAAGCTCCGCACTTTGAAATTAAACCATATATGGGTTATGAAAGCAATTTTGAACAGATTGAAGGAAGCAAGCTCATGGGCGGGCGTAGCTATTTTAGGCGGTCTATTCGGTCTTGAAGCCGAAGAATCAAACATTATTTGGCAGGTTGTCACAGCCATCGCCGCCGCCGTTGCTATTTTCCTCCCTGAAAACGGCGAGACTAAGACGGAAACGAACGACTGATGCCAAAATTTGGGACACGTAGCAAAGCCGTGTTGTCCGAATTGCATCCTGATCTTCAAAACGTACTTGCTGAAGCCATCAAGGTGGTAGATTTTATATGCTATGAGGGCCACCGCTCACACGAGCGTCAACAGCAGTTGTTTGATTTGGGCAAGAGCAAGGCGCGACCGGGACAATCAAAGCACAACACGACACCCTCAAAGGCTGTTGATCTTTGGGCGTACCCAATAAACTGGGACGAACTTCAACAACAGACCTATGTTGCTGGGATTATCATCGGCATAGCTCATTCGATGGGCGTAGCAATGCGCTGGGGCAACGATTGGGATCAAGACGGTGATACCCGCAACAATGGATTTGATGACCTGCCACACTTTGAGTTAATGTAATGAGCAAAACCAGTAAAATATCAGACCTGACGTTTGACCCAAATAATGCGCGTGTTCGCACCGCAAAGGGTGAGGCTATGATTCAGGAATCGTTGCAACAAGTGGGCGCGGCGCGTTCAATTGTCATCGACGAAAACGGTGTCATCTTAGCCGGGAACGGTACGGTTGAAGCAGCTGGGCAGATTGGCATTGACCGCGTGAAAATCATCGAAGCTTCAGGCGATGAAATCATTGCCGTTCGCCGTTCAGGACTCACCGATGAGCAGAAGAAAAAACTGGCCTACTATGACAACCGCACAGGCGATGAAGCCCAATGGGACATGGAGCAGGTAGCCGCCGATCTTTTAGGTGGGTATGACTTCCTCGATGAACTATTCGACGAAGTAAGCGACNTTGATCTTNAAATGCCGACTGATCTTGTCTCAGAAAACAAAGATAAGCCTGCAACACTAAAAATTACATTTGAAAGTGAACCTGACCTTTTATCTGCACAGTCAGAGATTAAAAGTATATTGTCAAAATACGAAGGCGCAACATTTTCAGTCAGCATGGGTGAGCTTTGAAACTTGAAAAAAACGGGGCAGATCCGATCCATGCGCTCAATAAATTTTTAATGGTATAAAAGATGGCTTCACATTACACGAAAGATCAGTTTTTAAAAGCGGTACAAGGAAGCGGTGGTTACGTTTCGCTAATTGCCGAGCGCGTAGGGTGCAGTATACCCACCGTATACGCATGGAAAGATAGAGATGATGATATTTTTGATGCCATAAACAAAGAAAAGATTAAGCAAGTCGATCACGCTGAAGGCAAACTTCAATCGTTGATTCAAAAAGAAAACCCGACCGCGATCATCTTTTACTTGAAAACACAGGGCAAAGATCGTGGTTATGTTGAGCGGCAGGAAGTCGCAGGCGTAGCCGAAAGCCCATTGTCGTTCAAGTGGACTGAAGGAGATGATTGAAATCAACAAGACATATTTACCCGCCTCCAAGACTTCGTGCCATTACCGTGTTCTCGGTGGTGGTGCGGGGTCGGGTAAATCTGTATTTGTTGCTCAGAACATCATTCAACGGGCAGGCCGTGAGGGGCGCAGGATTCTCGTCGTACGGAAGACCGCCCGAACGCTTCGCCATTCTACCTTTCAACTCTTTCTTGACATTCTCAGCGCAATGAAGCGCACCCATATGGTGCGTGTTCACAAGTCAGAGATGCGTTTTGACTTCCCGTCAGGCGGGGCCATCCTCCATGCTGGCTTAGACGATGCCGAAAAGATCAAATCCATCGCCGAAATAGATGACATTTGGGTTGAGGAAGCCACTGAAATCAGTAAGCTCGACGCGCAACTGCTCGACCTGCGCCTGCGTGGTGAAGGGTGGCAGCAGATCACGTTCACCTTCAACCCAACTGTTTTGGCGAAGTGGATTCGCACTTGGTTGGCTGAACGCACCGACAGCGACAGCCCTCACGCCGAGGATGTATACGTCCAATTTACCACCGCCGTAGATAATCCGTGGGCAGGTGATGAATATATCAAGCGACTGAAGACGCTACCCAAAGACCTCCGCGAGGTATATTTGAAGGGCAAATGGGGCGAAGCCCTGCGCGGTCTGGTATACCCTAATTACACCGTCACCGATACGGCGTGTGAACCTTCGTTCTATGGCCTTGACTTTGGATTTAACAACGCCACCGCATTAGTGGGCATCCAGAACGCCGACACCGCGATGAGACTGGATGAGATTCTGTATGAATCAGGGCTGACAAATACCGATCTGATTCGGCGCATGGAAACGCTCATCAAAGACAAGAGCGTCCGCATATACTGCGATGCGGCAGAACCCGCACGAATCGAAGAACTTTCCCGCGCAGGATTCAACGCGCACCCAGCAGATAAGAGCGTCAACGATGGCATTGATACCGTCAAGCGATACCATCTAGAAATCACACGCACAAGCCAACACCTGCTGAACGAGGTGCGCGAATACCGATGGGATGAGAACCGCCGCACAGGCGAACTCCTCGACAAGCCCGTCAAAAACCGGGATCACGCAATGGATGCAATGCGCTACGGCATCCACACCGAGTTGGCAGGCGCACATCATACTTTCGGCCTTTGGGGCCAATAAACCTATCAAAAAAATGCTCATTAATAAGCCTGATATATATTTGCTTGACGGTACAACAAAGGGGTTAAGCCTGAAAAGCCCAACCCTGAATGATGTGTTTGGTTATGACAACAATGACCGTAAGGCTGATATGAGTATTCAGCAAGCATATACCCAGCAGGGTTGGTACAAGCGATGCGTGGATGTGTTAGCCAATAGTCTGGTATCTATGCCCTGGAACGTGTACCGCACGAACTCGGAAGAACCGATTTGGTCAAGCGGTCAAGAGATCCCCGATGAATTGAAATGGTTTCACCCCGACGATATTTTGTATCGGGTTGGGGCTTCTCTTGCTTTAACTGGTGCGGCTTTCGCAATGAAAGAAGGCGAAACCAGAGCAGATGGTAAATTTACATCCGTAACAGGGCTGACATATATTGCGCCAAAAAACATAAAAGTGGTAACGGAAAAGGGCAAATATGGGCCAGACAAATACGGTCAATTCCAATTTTTCAAACGCACCGCAAACGGAAAAGACTATTTCATCCCAAAGGAACTGATTGCCCATTTTTTTGCGCCCGATCCATATATTGAACAAGGGCCGGGTTCATCTTTGGGTTTTTCTGCCCGTACAGCAGCGCAAATCCTTTCCGATCTCGAATCCTTTTCCAGCGACCAGTTGCGCAATGGCTTGATCAGGCAACACGTATTCGTGGCCGATAAGGATGCACGACCGCCATCAACGGAACAGATGGACAAGTGGCGGCGGTGGATTGTTCGTTTCTTGTCTGGTGCAAAGGGTACAGCTCCCGAAATAATGCAAGGTTTAGACACCAAAGAAATTGGATCTTCTCTTGCCGATTTGCAATCAAACGCATTGTCAAAAGATGCAAGGGAAGCAATTAGTACGGCGTTTGGAATACCCTTGTCATTGGTAATGTCCAACGCCTCAAACTACGCAACCGCTCAAGCCGATCAGGTCAACTTTCAGACCATGACCAACATTCCCCGCGCTAAGTTGTGTCAACGGGTTTTGAACAACCAAGTTTTTGCCGATTTGGGTTTGAGAATTGAAGCAAACCCTGCTCGCTTAGAAGTTTTCCAAGCGGCCGAATTGCAAAAAGCGCAGGCGGTAGCCGCCCTTTCTCCCGGTCGCGTCTTTGTGACCAGAAAGAAGTTCACGGAAATGATGGGCTGGCAATACAGCCCCGAAGAAGAAGCCGAACTTGAAGCACTAGAGAACCGCCCCGAAAACCCGTCTCCTGTTCGCTCTACGCCACGCGAAGTTAAAACCGATGTGGTAGCATGGCGCAGGAAGATCAAGACACACGGGCGCAATGTGGCTTTCTCTCCTGATGCTCTGAATGAACACGAATCGTCTGTGATCCGTGAGCGGCTGATGGATGACCTGCCGTTGGATGAAGTCTTTGCCCCGCCATATGTGGGTTTTTAGAGGGTAGCGTCCACGCCGACCACGCACCCGGAAGAAAGGCTTTAAAGCCGCTGGCATCATCAAAAAAAGAGCGCAACGAACACGCGCAGACCATTGAGCGCATGAGGGCCAAGTTGAAGCCCGATGCCACGAAAACAATCTTGGCGGTGTTAACCCGTCAGGTGACAGCCGCAGCCGATGCAGTTGCTACGGGCGATAGCGTAAGCGAAGCCATCGACGCGGTAAAAATGAACAAGGCACTTGCAAAGGTTTGGAATCAAGCTATTCCTGTCTTTGCAGGTGCTACGTTCAATGCCATTGAAAAGACGCTCAAAGGCTACGGAGCCGGTGAAATTGTCGATTGGGCTGAAGCCGCTGACGATCTGATTGCATCCATTGGAGCCGAAAAAGTTTTTTTGATAAACAAAGCCACCGAAAATTATATTCGCCGACAGATGCGCATAGGCGTTCAGGAAGGATTGTCTGTCAAAGAAGTGGCTGACAAAATCCGCAAGGATTGGAACGAAAAATCATTGAACGGCTTGACCTACGGGGCTAATCGTGCCGAGCGCATAGCATCAACCGAACTGGTGGGCGCATCAAATTACGGGTCTATCATTGGAGCAGAATCGACG